AACGGTATACTTCTCGCAATTGCCACGGTAGGCATCAACAGCGAGTTTAACAATATCATTCATTTCAGCCATTGCTATTTCCTCCTTTGTAATCTACCATTAAGCCTTAACGATCTTAATGGTGTAGTAGACGTAGCGGCCAACAGTCTCAATGTGGACGCACTCACCAAAACCGGTAGCAGCTGCATCCAGCTTGCCGTTTGCACCGATGCCAACCTTGCCGCCCACTGTGGGAACAGCCTTGTTCACGAAGCCATCTTCGGTAACAGCAAACAGATTGCGATTACGAGGGATATAGCCACGAACGGCCTTGCCAGCCTCGTTAATGAACTGATCCAGATTCTTCAGGCGCTCGTCATACATAACTTCGGGAGCAGCGATGATAGCGCAATTATCAATATCAGAATCAGCAGTAGCGGCGACAGCCTTCATAACTTCGCGCTGGCCGTCTTCATAACCCTGCAGCTCAGCAATGACGCCATTCTCAACTTCAGCGACCTTGCCTTCTGCATTGTAGAAACGCAGAGAAACCAGATCAGCGGGCTGCTTAGTGCCGCTCATCAGATCAGTGCGGATAACACAATATGCCATGTGAATTTCCTCCTTAAAAAATGTAAATAAAAATGCCCACAGGCACTTTGCTGTGGACGATCATGTAGCACTATGGAATTTGTAATATTGGATTACATCTTGGGTGGGTACTTAACAAACAGGCCACCGTAGGGTTCGTTAGTAGGTGCGGTCTTATCAACAACAATTCTAGGGTTCTTTGTGTTCATGCTGTATTTAACAACGGTGTTATGTCTGCCACGAATAGCAAAACACTTTTCCTCCAGAGTGGCTGGTTCATAATTAGCACAATCTTCTTTCAAAGCATCAAATTCCTCGACACCAACTAGGTCTTCGAACTGAGCGAAGACTTCTTCCAGCGCTGCATCATTAGCAGCTTTTTCGGTGTCAGTCTTAAACTGGCGCAGAGTGCCAAGCTCATCTTCCATAGACGCAATCGTGTCGGAGGCAGCCTGATACTTTTCAGACCACTGGGTATCGTTTGCAGTGTACTGGGTTGAGATCTGCTCAAAAATGCTGTCAAAGGGCATAGCTTGTTCACCCTCATCAAAGTCCACAATTGCAAACTTCATTCGCTTCTTGCTCTCAAAATCAACGACGACGTTATCTCCATTCATAGAGAAAGTAAAGCCATACAGTCTCCAATGGTCGTCTGCATCGAAGCAATATACCATCTTTGCGTCAGCGTCGAAATCAACGACAGAGTAGCGGGGCATCTTACCCCAAGAGCGTTCAACCATTTCAGCTTCAACGGCACATCGAATCTCTTCGCACATCTGACTGTTCAGTTCAAACTCTTGTACCACAGCAGGTTCTTCTGCAGGTTCCACTGGGTCTACAGCAGATTCCATATTCTTTTCTGCTTCGAATTTTTCCTTCAGCTCTTCCAGGGAGAAGTCCTCGATAGAAAATTCCAGATCGTTAACGTCCAGTCCATATTCTGCAACTAATGCAAGCTTCTCTTCCAATACCTTTTCTCCTCCTTCCATCGAAATAATGTGTGGGTGTGTATTGTCATCCCCATCAGGGGGTGTGACTGATGTAAATGATTCTTTTAACTCAGACATCATCTGAGCCATTTGCTGCTTAAGTTCATCATAAGCAAACAGGCTAAGTGCAGAGCTTTCAAAACAAGGCTCGTGGTCTTCGCCGAGTAAACAGAAAGCAGTAAATTCAAAGTCTTTGATGACGAACACGCCATTTTCCATCTCGCCGTCCTTGACTGTCAGCTCCATGGAATGGCTAGTTATACCATCCTCCTTGATCTTCTTATATGCCTCCTGCCGTTTCCAAACGAGAATATCTGCGCACAGATACTCATTAGTCGTACCATCTTCTTCTTCGACAACACTCCAAAAATGTCTGCTACTTTCTGGAATCACGCCGACCGGAACTGTGACATTTACAATCTTCAGGTCGCCACTTTCGTTGGCAACAAGTTCCATATCATGTCCGCCGATTGAGTCAGTTTCACGATCGTAGTTGCATACAATTGGACAGTTATACATTGTGTCAATGCATCTCTCAAACGTTTCCTTGGAGATATAACTTCCGTTTCGATTCTTTCCGTGGTAAGCAATACGCAGAACACCGGTGTCGAAAGATGAGTTTTTCTCACAGAGAGAGGATAGGGAAGAGGAGTACGACATGTGAACGACTTTGTTCACTGTAATCACCTCCGAGAAATACAAAACCCCAACACTATTTGTGTTGGGTTAAAATATAAGAGTGTCAGAGTAAGCAAAGCGAATTGTCGAAAAATCAAATGTCAAATCAGCTTTGTTTGCGAAAACATAGATATTACTGCGTTCGTTGCTAGTTAATAGAGTGTAATTAGCTTTGAGTAAAGTATCTCGATTTTCTTTTCCAAAAACATAGAGGAATCTTTTCATATCAGGCATCCTCTCGATTCTGTACGCCGCTTTCAGTTAACTCTTCATCGTCTTTCGTAGGTGCTCCACCCTCATCAGTTGCGGCCTGTGAGTCAATATCGGAAGAACTTTGTGTTGAAGAACTCTTTAATGGAACAAACAACTTCTTTATTTCTAGAACATCATTTTCAAGGAAATTCATAGAATCCAGTTCTGCTTGACCTAAACCCTGAGATGCGCAATACATACTTACGGTTGGCAAGCCATACTGCGCAGCCTTTAAGTACATATCTCCCATCTCTTTTCGATTGAATGGGGAAACATCTAAGAAGTTTACCTTAAAATTCTTTCCGTAACTCTGCGCTTGAATAAAGCGGTTGACCATGTCCTCAATACTTTTTACAATTCCGTAAGTAATAGCTTGGTCAGCTTTGATGGACAAGCTTAAAGCATTTGCGGATGCTTTCTCATTATTAAATAACAATGATGAAACGCCTGCAGCAGAGAATAGATTCTGCTCTGCCTCGGCCACTGTGTTTGTACTTGCAGTATTTGCCTTTTCAAAACTAATCTTCTCTACGGGCATAGGTGTCAATACAGATCCGATCTCTTCTGGGAGAACGGCATCTAAGTTCCTCCAGAAATCTCTTGCCTTGTCCAGATCCATTTGCCAATTGCCATCTTTGTCCATACCTAGGGTCATAACGACCATTGCATAATTCTCAAGAGACGTCTTTGACAACTTCAACTGTTTATAGTCTTCGATGTCATAGATCTCTCTCAAAATGCCAGCAAACGGCGGAATGGCATAGTCTAAAATGTCACGATTGCATTTAATAGCAAAAGAGGTTGGGGAATCCAATTCAATCCATCTGGTCTGACGATTGGATCTGTATACTTCATATTTTGACTGGAACTCTTTTGGGAAATATTCCAAAAGAGCCTGCCTGGAATCAAAATATGAAAAATCAAAAGTAACATTCGGGACGTTACCCTCAACAGTAGATATTGAGCAATAGTCGCTCGGCAACTGTTGGATAGTGATATTATCGTTCGTTACCCACAAGGTTCCATAAAACACGTCGTCTCTCAAACATACAGTAAGTATCTGTGGGAACTGTGTTTTAATGCTCATTGCTGATAACGTATTTAATACCTTTCTGTAGTTCCTATTAACAGATTGTTTATTCGCCTTTTTAGGATCTACTTTATAAGGTTCAACGACATAGCATAGGTCGTTAAGACCGACAAAGTACTGAATCAGTCTGCGGAAATGTGAGCTCGCTCCATAGATGTACTTCACCGCATTACGAAGCTGTTGTTCATATCTATACGGATCAGAAAGGTAGGTATTGATATTGTCCTTTGAATAGAGGGAGAAGGTCGGTGTATTTGTATTGTTGTTCAAATCCCGAGTAATTAGTTTATTTAGGATTGCAAACTTACTTGAAATGCCAATTAGTCCATCAAAACCTTGACGCTTCTTCTCTTGAACAACGGTATCAGTACCAGCTTGGTTTCGTGCTCTTGCCATACGGGCTACTCACCGTCCTTCTTCTGTAATTTGGTGCTTTAATCGTAAAGATATTGTCGGTATTTCGGTTGTAGTTCTGACGTCCAAGCTTATTCTCCAATTGTGTTGCAACATAGTAGTTGTAGCTCAAGCTAGAGTATCTATCTTTGCGCATTCCAGAACGTTCGAAAATCCTCACTTTGCCGGCGGACTCTTCATACTGTAACTTAGTCAATTCATTGATTAAAAGCGTAGTATGTGTATAAGGCAATAGCACTTTTTCTTTCTCGCCGTCGGACAACGAATTAAAGCCTTTAATATCTCCAAATAATTTTTTGGCATCATATTCCGTGATAAGCAGTCTAATTCTGCCACTACGGAAAGCCTCGCGAAGCAAAAATGCACAGTCGGAGTTGAACTGAGCACTTGCCTTTATTGCCCAAATAACTTTGTCAGCACTCGGCACCGTACAACGAGCAGCCATTTCTGGATTGTTGTAACAAGACAAAGCGGGGTATATCTCTCCGGTATCAGGATCGACCATATCTCTTGCGAGGCAGTCATATACGCCTAATCCCAAACCGTTAGCGTCAAGCACTAAGTAATCACATGAAAACTCATCATATAGCTTACGTATGACAAGCGCTTGATCGTCAGTACGGAGACCTTCGCATACATCGCAATAAACAATATTGCTGACATACCGACCAGCCTTCGTAGGAACCATCTGGTTAATGAAAATAGCAGTTGCGTCATTGTTATGGCGCTTGCTGGACATCAATGCAATATCGGCAGATAGTATTCGTTTCTCACCGTTTTGCTTTTTGGGAATCGTTATTTTCTGGTTGTATCCAAGGGCGGCTGCACGGTGATCTGGCATCATCGGATATTTGATATGCCTATTTTTCGAGATCGAATTATAGTCAAAGAAAGCCCCTTCTTCATCACCGAACCATAATGCTTCCATTTCCATTGACCACTTGATTTCATTGAAATCACTTTCAAGCATGTCACCTTCAACGTCTTCTGCAAATAACAGACCCTCTTGGATGGACAGCTCATATGGGAAACCACACATGAAATCAGTGCCATTGCCCTTTAACATAGCGTCCCATGTATCCATCATCTTGTTGAATGACCAATGATCCTTGAAATACGCAGATGAGAGGAAGCAAGACTTATTTGGCTCTTTGGCATATTCAGCCTTACGCTCTTCTTCTGTAAGTTCTAAATAGGGAGGCATACGTCTGCTTGTAAGGAACTTCTTTAGAACGGTATCAATGGTGTCTTTGTTAACCATGCGGAACTCATCCACAATCAAAATGTTCGCACGATTACTTCTCGCATTATCCGATGCGGTAACAACCTTTATGTAGCTTGAATTCTTGAACATAACTTTTGCATCTTGTCCAGAGAACTTGCTCTTTGTCATATCAATTTCATTACGTAAATTTGCAGACCTTGGCATAAGGTCGGTCTGAATCTTCTCCAAGACGTTTATACTCTGTCCTCGTGTGCCGGATGTAATAACGACCTTTGTTCCTGGATACAGAATGCATCTGCAGACTGCAAATATTGCGATAAGAAATGATTTGCCCATACCACGTGCTGCAATCCATAGGAACACTCTGCATCGATTCATCATGACAAGAAGAATTGTCTGGAACCACTTCAAGAAAGAAAAGTCAAGATATTCAACAACAAAGACATCAATATTCTCTCTATAATAGCTACCCCAGATTGCCATTCCTTCGATCACGCGGTCACGACGACTTTTAGTCAATGTGTTACTCATCGTCATCACCCAACATGACTTCTAGTACTGTCTCATCGTCCTCATCGTCCAGATCTGGGCGCTCGACACGATAGCGTGCCATGGCATCTTCGTACATCTTGGAATAACGATTCTTAATGCCTGCCATTCTGCAGGCGTGACCAAGATACCATGTAGTGATGTTCCTAATTACGCCATTAACATCCTTTTTCTCTTTGGGTGTTGCAGGAAGGGGGCGATAGTTCTCCCACTTTTGAATTCCGACGCCGAGCGGCATTTTTTCTAGTTCGGTATCTGCTTCTTCCTTTTTCTGTGTGGGTCTTAAGTTAGCACTACCAAGGACTGTATTAAGAGAATTGACATATTTGTCAATTGGCTTACCCTCCATACGGGCTTTGTTTATATCGATTTCAAGGCTACAAATCTGGCGAATTAAAGCTTCAGTACCAATGTCCAACTCTGTACCATCAGGGTACCGAGACATCCAATACGCTCTTCTCTTCTCCAATTCCATATACATCGACGGGGTGTATCCGGGACCCCAGAAGATGGTCACCTCGTCTGGAACTTCGACAACCTCTTCGATAGGAGCCTGTTCATCCTGTGCATTTTGTTCGACAGGAGCGTTATACAAAGAAGGTATAACCCACAGAACACCCTCTTCTCGTAGGGTATCGTCATATGATTTGCCCGCCTGCTTAATTGCGTTAATTTTCGCAATGTATCCGGTCATAATTGATCTGGTCGCACTTTTTTTATCAACAGATTCAAATATCTTTTCGTTCCAATACAGGTCTAACTTTCTGCACATTTGGCGTACTGCTACTTTAGAATCTTTGCATTCTGCCAAATAAGTCGCATACATTTCATCTACACATTCTCTGCAATACGCTAGATATCCCGTTCCCTTGTATAAGAAACTGTAACTAACAGGGAAGTACCCTTTCAATCGGCCATATGCACGTCCACACTTTCTGCAAACAGAACTGGATGCATTTACTTCCAATGAAGCCATCAGACATCACCGCTTTCTGAATCATCCATCGGTGGCGGGAGGATGTCTTGTTCTGCTTCTTTTAGAGATAGCTCATACAGGCGTGCTGCCATGCGCAGAGTTTTGCCATAAGAAAACTTTGGAATATATCTAGCCTCTACTTCACATGGCTCTCCGTAATACGGATCTATAGTAGTTCTAGCTGCTCGATAATGCAGACCAAGACAACCGTAGCCATGGATATTGATCTCTTCACCATTTTTGAGTGCATCCTCAATTACAGCTAGACAGGCATCAATAATGTTCGTAGTATCTTCAATCGTATAAATAACAGATTTGTTTTTCTGCTTGACAATAAAGTCAGCATTATTGCCGTCATTATCAGAGATATGAAATACATGCTTATTTGCAGAAATGGGCTTTCGGGTATCATTTTCTCTGAGAACTTCGGTAACTCTAGTTGCGAATTCCTTTTTATTCATATATTCTCCTCTCATTCAATGCAGACATTACATATCTGCAAGTCCTTTCTTTTCAGGTACGGCGATGTCTCCATTCGCAAAATACATACCAATCTGTTCGTCGGTATCAATATCCGTATAGAGCCGCACCATATCACTGGACTCCCAGGCAACGATACTTTGGATAACACCGTCTGGTATACCTGCTCTCGCGAGACTTGTAGTAAAGTAATGTCGCAAACTGTGAGTATAGAAATCTTTTCCGGTCAATCTAGAAAAAGTCTTTGCCCAACTATTAACCGTAGGAATTCCGATATGCTCTTCTGGGTCTGAATTAGAGGGAAATAACCATTCACTCGTAATGCCTAGTTCTTCTCGCTGCTTACACCACAAATCAAAATACGGTCTAAACTTTTTAGCTAATGTGTAGCACGGTATATACTTTCCGCCGCCCCGACCCTTTGTCTTGATTGGAGAACTCTTATATAGAGCTCCATCGCAAACGAGCTTATCCTCAGAAAAATCAGAGACCTTAAATCTGCATAGCTCAGACTTACGGCGTCCACTATACATTGCGAGAGCAAGGAAGCACGCTTTTTCGTAATGCTTCATGTCCACTAATATGGCGAGTAAATCTTCAAGTTCTTCGTCTTCCCACACCGTTTTCTCGCGGACAACTTGTAGTGTGGGGTTCTCTATTTTTCTTACGATAGAACGGAATCCTTTGAACTCAGGTTCTTCGTCTAAAATAGCTTCAACAAAATTACTTAGCGAGGAAATAGCAGACTTAAGTCTACGCACACGTGAAGAGCTATTTTGGTTCTCGTTTAGAAGCCAATTCTGATATGCAACCAAATCTCTTTTGGTAATTTCCACGAATGGCTTATTGCGAGCATTATGCAATACCCACACAAAGAAGATATCAAGATCATTGCTATATCCAGAAATTGTTCCTGGACTTCTCTGGATCGATTTCAAATAATCCAGAAAATCGTTTTTTAACCTGATATTTTCTGGGTTTATCTGTGCAACAAGCTCGGGGCTTGTAATCGAATTCATTTTTGTTTTTCGTGACATACAAGCCACCTCCTTCGTTATTTTTTTTGGCGATTCCTCCTGGGTTCGAACCAAGGACACATGGGTTAACAGCCCATTGCTCTTCCTGCTGAGCTAAGGAACCGTATCAGGAATAGGTAATACTTCTAATCAGTTTGTTTGGACACTGCCCCTTCGGGAACTGTAAGTTCTCTAACCAAACCTATTCCTTTGGCGACTCCGAACGGACTCGAACCGTCGACCTCCAGCGTGACAGGCTGGCGTTCTGCGCTACTGAACTACGGAGCCAAATAATAAAGCCGGGGTGCCGTAGCACACCCGACTATGATCTGATATTATTCTTCTTCACCTTCAGGCAATACCAATGCAGCGATCAAGTAGGCAAACCCGCCGACGCCAAAACACAGAATGCTGATAGCTAGAATCAGTCTGATGACAGTTGGATCGCAATTTAGATACTCTGCAAGTCCACCACAAACACCGAAAATCTTCTTGTCCTTACAACTTTTAGTTAAACGTTTCTTTTCCATATTGCGTCCTCCTTATGAAAATTATGGTAGCGAGATGTGGGAGTCGAACCCACTCCTCAGGGCTTATGAGGCCCGCGACTTAACCGCTTGTCCTATCCGCCATATTGGTGGGAAGGGTTGGTATCGATCCAACCTTTCTGGATTTTCAGTCCAGCACACATCCATCTATGTCACCTTCCCAAATGTGGTGATGCCGACAGGATTCGAACCTGCGCATATAAGGATGAAAACCTTATGTCTTAACCACTTGACGACGGCACCGTTGGTGGGTCAGGTTGGACTCGAACCAACGTAGGTAAAACCGGTGGATTTACAGTCCACTGCCATTGCCACTAGGCGACTGACCCATATAGGTGCACCGCCCATATCTCAGGGCAGTGCAAATTGTTTAATTAGCAAGACGATAAAAAATTAAAATGTATCACATTTCAGGCGATACTCAGCATCAACACCATACTTCGGATCAACAATAAGTAATAGCTGTTCGGGGTGAGAGTATAGACGTTTATCATTTGCGTAATCATCAGCCCCACATAAAGAACCACATATTGTCGCAGTCACACCGAGTTCGTTGAAGCTTTCACGATGATGCTTGTCACCGAGTAAAATGTACTCAATGTTCTTCCCGTATTTCTTCTGGAAGACTGTAGTTAATAGTCTCGGAGAAGTCTTTACGGTATCAAGATCGCCATGGCTTGCACAAATATCATGTCCACAAGCATCGATGAACAAGAACTCATTTTCGCTCTCAGGCATGACAGTAATGTTATCATACATCTGGAATCTCTGCTCAAGCCACCATGGAACGATTCTCTCCATATTATCTCTATGTAAGCTGTCGTTCTTATTCTGGACAGTCCTGGAATGGTTGCCGTAAGTCACGTAGACCTTAGTCTCAGAAACATATTGTCCTAACTTAAGAATTGCTTGCGCCAGTATTTCGGAGACTTGCATCAGCTGATCGCATACTAATTCATCGGATGCTACTCTGGCACCAACGTGAATTGCCCCATGGCAAACATCACCAAGCACAACGACATGCAGCTTATTACATCTATGTAATCTTATTCTTTCGATCGCCGCATCTACAACCGTAGCGACTCTCTTTTTACAGATGTCGGTATTATACTCATTGAATACATTATTTGTCTTCATTCCATAATGCCAGTCGCTGAACACAAGTACCGCCTCGTTATCATTGGAGTATGCCAAATCGAAATAATTGTCGCTGAACATAACCCCAACTGTCTCCACGAGATTGCCGGCTGCCTCTGCGAGCATATCATAAACATGCTCTCTTCGACCATCTGAGTATACCAACTTATGATACTCTCTGCGCTGATCCCAAAACTTCTGCTGCTCTCTTTTTAGTACAGCGGTCTTTTCTTCTATCTCACGAATTACAGCATTGTCACTAATGCCTCGAATCTGCTCCTGGTCAAGTAACTCAAGTGTACGTCTACTGCCGTACATCATTCTTCTAGCAACATCGCTTGAATATGACTGACCGTATACAAGTTCGGCCAACTCGGAGTAGTCGCAATCTGCAAGAGTTTTGTCAGTGAGCTTGCCATGAATCAAACGCTTGTGATAGTCAAACGCTGATTCGTTCTCTGCTCTCTGCAGATCCATCTGACTCATTTTCTAACCTCAATGACGCCTGCATTTCGCATGGTGTTCAGCAGCTTCATTACTTTTGGGCTCTCAGTGCAGAAATAATGCTTTCGCTTAGAGTCCTGCCGCATAGTGCGAACAATATGGGTATTGGGGTACTTAGCTAAAATAGCGTCCTTCTCGGATCTGGAAATTGCAATCATATGTATATCATCCTTTACTTCAAATTTCAAAATTGCAAAAAGTGATTATCTCTTTCATAATAAGGGCTGGTGCACGCCCCCGGGGAGCCATTGCGGTGCAACGTCTCTTGGGGTGTCATTTTTGCACCATTTTTTTAATTTTATGCATTATATTGCAGCCGAAATATCGCGATTCATAACTGAATTCACCTTATTCTTGACACGTATTTCTGTTGCACAACAGTTGCAGTATTTTTGCTTTCTGCCAACGCCAGGGTTATTTCTCTTTGTAGTGATGCCACAATGAGAGCAAACAAAATAAGGTTCTCCGTATTGCTTCATATATTGATATCCAATATTGCGGAAGTCGATGATATTCATCACCGGTTCATCGGTATCAGCAAATAACACACGAACACTCAGGTTATCAATTTGTTTGGAAAACTGGATAAGGCCATTATCTCTCAACTGTCTGAAAAGCGCACACTGCCGATGCACAGAGGCACTTATATTAGCCATACGAAGAATTTCGTTATCCGGTGTGTTTACCCAGTAATTGGTATTTGGGTCAACTGCATAATTGTATTTTGCTATGCATAGCAGGGTGAAGGCAAGCCTCCGTGCCTGCTTACCTTCTATCTTTTCAATTCTGCGCAACTCATTTCCGGTAATGGAAATGCTGTCAATAATAACGAGCGGACGCTTAAACGCTACTTTAATAATACCGTCCAACGGCTCTGACCATTTATGTATTGGAAATGACGGATCGCA